CATAGGGCCTGACTCACCAGATAACCCTGGGAGTACCAGTGTGAATGCCGGCGTCCGTAACCTAAATCAAGACGGTAATTATTCCCAGTCTACACAGAGTGCTTGAGGGGCGTCAACTATTGCCAAATCGCGGTTGGTAACCACGCGATTCATTATCGCTAAACAATCGACCAAGCCGAAGGTCACACCATAAGCATCCATCAAGAATTCCCGAGTAACATCCTCGCTGCAAAGGACTTTTTCTTCCGAAATAGACCTTTCGAGCGATGCAATGCTGGGAGCACCTGATGTGCGGGTAAACCAACTGACCTCATCGATGGACAACAACGCCTTGTCCTCCTCCATACCGTAACGTTCCAAAAAGATATCCCTCAAAAGCGGAAAATGCCTAAACTCATAAGCGTAGCTCAACGCCTTACCAGCCATGTATGCCGAATCCGACAAAGCAGAATTCGGTGATACACGTACATTAAACCTGGCCAGCGCTTTGCCTAGTTTAGGCATCATGCAAGGTACATCTACATCCACACATATGCGCCTGCTTAGGAGAGTTGCCTCTCCTTGTAGCTGTGGACAAGCTGCAGTGAGCTTCATCTTCGGGTGGGCCGCTACCCACGCCTCGATTCGGCTCATTGACACTGCGAACTTGTGCATCCCCAAGTAATCATCACCCAAGATGACTGCGGTAGCACTGTTTCCAGACTTAACTGCAAAAACAGACTCGATGGTTGCATTCCACACGCTGTTGCGTGGGGTGGTTATCGTCGTCCCGGTGGGCAGCTGGTGGCTCAGCTGCGCACGGTGTCCAAACTCAAGGTTCACTGTCTTAAAGTGCCGCATGTCGACTAACAACTTGCGGAACCAAGACGGTGCCCCAACAACTTCGCAAAACTTATCAAAGACAACGCTTGCACCTTTACGTTGCCTGAGATCATTCGCACTAAAGTCAGCCTCAAAACATTCGGTGTACCCAGATTCCTGGGCGTCCCGAAGATGTTGGGCCAATTCCACGTCTTGACACTTGTATGCCATCTTAAAGTGAATTGGTCCCAGACTTGTCCTTGAAAAACATTCCACGAGGCGTTCGCAAAGTACCATTGCTACCGGCCCCGTTAAAGCATTAAAATGGTCGTTACCGGCGTAAATAAGCCGGGGCGCCCATTTATTGTCATAACGCTTAAGGAGTGATTCAACCTTTACCGAAAGAGTCTTTGTGCCGAGGTAGTCGGGATCATCTTCACATTCGAAAAGCTCCAAAAAGGCCTTCTTCATGCGAGCTTGCTTGGGTGGATCCATCTTACTCAACCAACGCTCAAAAACTGACTCATCTACATCAAATGTTTCGAAGTCGACCCGCTTAGCAACACCGTCCCATAAGGACAGTGCTGTGCGCATGAACTCGGGCGTGCAATCATCATCTTTATCTGGCTGGGAGTTACTGCGTTTATCAAACGCGGCCAAATAAGAATCGAAAGACTTGCTGGAGGTGACAACAGGGATCGCGCCCTCGATGATAGGCCCCAATTGATTGAGGGGCCCCGCCACCTCAAGATCGAGGTTGGCGGCAAAATCATCAAATGACTGGGGCACTCTAGGCACGTAATCCCGCACGGGAATAACGTGCAGATGCCCATGTTGTTCAACTACCTCGTCGAATTCATCACCATG